CGCTCAACTGGTCTCTGAAATCTTTTCCGCCCTACAGCTTGAGCCTTGTCTTGATTTCTGGCACGGCCATATGGTGCTCACCTCCTAGATCGGCATTATGTCGAGTATACTTTGTGGTTTTTCTTCCGGCTGCGTAGCTTTTTGATACGCCTGTGTAAGCGCGTCGACTTTTCTTGGCGTCATTCGCCAGAATTCCTTTTCGGAGTATCCTAGTACAGACATGCAGAAAACGAGATGAAGAGCCATTAGTTCTGCATCGTCACATGGCTCCTCTACCCGTTTTTTTCAGTATCCTCGTCCGTTTCCGGCAGGTCTTCCTCGTCTGCTCCTTCGACAAATTCCTCATCATCTTCCGCTTCATCGCTCGTTTGCGATTGCGGGAACGACTCCTTCCACGCCTCGATGATGATCCTCTGCAAAGGAAAATAATCCTGTGCCTTGAGTAATCGCCCGACCTGATGCTCGGTCAGCAGCGCAACCTTGTCTTTCGACCGTTCATTCTGCTCCTCAATCGCATCATTCAATAGCGTGCACAGAATCCATTTAAAAATACCGTTCGCCGCTTGCGGATTCTCTGACTTGATCGCTGCGTTGAACTCGGTTTGGAAACCTTTCGTGCTTCCAAACTTGTCATAGATTTTGTCAATAACGTTCAAACTAAAAATCAGTTCATACGTTTTCTCCGCGATTGTATACGGGACACCTTTGGCTTGCAGGTAGCTCATACGTCACCTCACGCGGTGTAGCCGAGTTTCGTTTCGATGTGCGTCAGCGCCGCTGCATGGTTCGCATGCTCCGTGATTCGGATGAATACGCGCCCTTCTGCTGGCAAGAGTTCTCCGTCCAGCGTCGGCGTTTTGGGGCTTGTGGTTTTCCCCTTGGTTTCGAATTCCTGCTTGGGATCCGTGAATATGACACGCGGAAGAAAAACAGCAAAGAAATGCTTTGCCTTCAACTCGTCTTTTTCGACATAGGTGAATCCAAAGCCTACCTCTGCGGGCGCATCATCTTCTTTGACGACCATCTCTGCCGGCGCCGGATTCTCTCCGGTTCCTGCAGGCGTAAACGTATGCCCTCCAATCATCGCAACGACCTGTTTTGTCAGCCTGTGCGCCCCGATCTGAACCTTTCCTCCGTTTACAAGCTTCCCGTCTCCGGTCGGCTCCGAATCAGAGAAGATACGCCCGCTCTCATCGTAATCCAAGTCAAGCGACCCCTTCATGGCGCGCCCGGCTGATGCCGCGTTTGTGTACGATTCAACGCCATCCGTGTTGACGTACTTTGCAATCCGCAAATGCCGCATGTCAATGTTCATTTGTCTACCAAACCTTTCTGCTTAAGCTTTTTTTCCCAAATCTCGGTCATGACTTTCTCCACCCGTGGAGCGCTTCTCTTGTCGGCCACGTCTACAAATCGGCTTCCAACAATTTTCGACGTTCCATAGTGCAAAACGAACGCTTTTTGAGCGTTCCCCATCCCGTTTCTATCCTTCCCCTGCGGGTAGATATCAATTGATTTAATATCGTTTATGGTTTTCGGCTTTCGAGGATAACCGATTGACCTAATCATGTCTCCTGTTTTTACGTGCCCAGCTTCAAACGCGGCGGATACCCACGCCTCTTTAACCTCTTGTGCCCCAGCAAGAAGCATTTCGTCCGCTGCTTCCCCTGCCAGTTCGCCCAAGT